CGAGTGACCCACGTTCTGGGAGCGAGCCGATGTTTGAGTGTGAACCGTTGTGGGGGAGCGAGCCGCTATTCGCGAGCAACCCATAATGGAAGAGCGAGCCATGCTGGTGGAGAGACCCAACATGATAGAGCGAGCACTGCGTTACGAGAGACCCATTGCTCGTGAGCGAGCCGGACTTTCAGAGAGAACCAACGTCAAGAAGCGAGCCGGATGTCATGAGAAAACCGGCGAACATGAGCGCAGGAGGGTAGTAATGGGCAACGAGGTTTCTGGCGAGCGTGTGCTGTGTCCGGTCTGCAGGCGCGGGTTTCTGTATCTGGGACCGGCATCTTTCAATGCATCCCCGCCGGTGCTGCGGAGCAAGGATGGAAATCTCTTCGTTCTGGGAGTGGATAATCCAAGCGAGTCGCCGTTCGAGTTCAGCTGCTCCATGTGCGAGGTGCAGCTCGGCAACAGCTTGGAGTGGTTGCAGAAGCTGTGCGAGGAACTGAGGAGGTGATGCAGATGGTGCTGGGCTGGCGGTACAGCGTAGAGTGGGGTAACCCATACACCAATCCCCCAGAAGGGCAACCGCGCGTGCTGGTGGAGTGGTTCGAAACGACCGCCCACCGCGAACAGCGCAGGCTTGCGGGAGACGGCAACATTCCTCAGCAGGTTGCCGAGGCGCACGTGCCGGGCAGTGGCTACATGGTCTGCGTCAGCACCATCGCACCGCCACCGCGCCAGAAGGAGAAGGAGCAGTTGGCTACCCTTCGGCGCAAGAGGTTAGAGAAGCGCATGACCGAAAAGCATCCGCTCTTCGCCGAGCAGTTCATCCAGGAAGAACTGCAGAAGCGCGGTTGGTACTACGATGGTGAGGAAGACCCCCGATATGCCGAAGCGCGGCAGTTGGTCATTCAGGGGCAGGTGGAGATGTATCGGCGGTTCTATCGCTTCGTGCTGGAGCACGAGGGTGAAGAGGCAGCAGAGGAGATACGGCGTGCAGCGGAGTGGGCATTCGATGCTGAAGATACGCGAGAAGGACTTCCTGCAGGCGGTGCGCGAGTTAGCAGAGTTGCAGGGTTGGCTTTGCTACCACACATGGAATAGCGTGCATTCGCCTGCAGGCTTCCCTGACCTCGTGCTGGTACGACCGCCCCGCCTGCTATTTGTGGAGTTGAAGGCAGGGCGCAATCGCCCCACGCCAGCACAGCAGCAGTGGCTTGCTCAGCTAGGCGCGTGCCCACAGGTGGAGGTCTACCTGTGGACGCCTGACTGCTGGGCAGAGATTGAGCGCATCTTGAGGAGGTGATGCCAGCCAACAACCTGTAAAGCCTGTTCTTTCCCTCACAATCAGGTGCATCCTGGCAATTCCCCCAGCACAACGCTGGGGGATTTTTTCGTACGCGGTTCAATCCTCACGTAGCATGTTGCATATTCTTATGCATATATGTATAATGATGGTGTCAATCACTCACTGAGGAGGTGGGGAAAATGTATGGATTCGAGCATTGGTTCCAGAAAATCTGGGCACTGGCACGGATGCTGGGGCATTACTGGGCAATCTACGCGGGCGACCACTGCCCGTGGCCCAGCGAGAGGCCAGAGAACGTTGGAGAGTTCACCCGTGCTTGGGACGAAGCGGTGGAGGGCATGGGTGAGCCGGGCATCGACCTCTCCCACTGCATGTGGGAGGAGGGTCCTTATGACCTGCTTTACTGCCATGAGACCGCCAGCGGTCGCTTGCGCATAGATGGGAAATATGCCAGCGAGCGCCATTGGCACATCACCGTCACCGTGCAGCGCCCGTACCCATGGCAGCCGTGGGCTGCTTGGATACGGTACGAGCGCAATGGTGACGACCCGAAGCTGCACGTATCGTACACGTGGCCAGCCGGGGAACGCCACGCGTACTGGGTGCGCGAGGTCGTGGAAGCACTGGGCTTCCAGTACGACCCCAGCTGGGAGGTCGACGCAGAGGGGAAGTCACTGGTAGTTTCTGATGAGGAGCTGCCCATAGCCGATGCCTACCGCGCGATACGGGCGCTTAATCTGCCTGTGGAGGCGGTAGAGCAAGCGCTGGAGCGCGTCCGCAAGGATGATGAGGCGTACCGAGAGGAGGTGGAAACATGCCAAACATAACATTCTACGCGCCGCAGTTCCTGCACGAGCAGCTGCAGCAGAGAGGACTCGGCAGGGGCGAGAACACCATCCGGCGCGACCTCGAACGCTACTACACCCTCATCGACATTGCCACCCAGCGCGTGCAGCAGATGCTGAGCCAGAACGAGCTTGACTTGCTGCGCGATGCGCTGAATGGCACGGAAGTACAACCCGAGCTCGTGCGCTATCTTCCCCAGGCGTTGGTTGACGCGGTTGGGGACGCACGTCACGATGGGCTGTGCGAGAAGTGGGGTGTGGATGCGCACGCGCTTGCAGAGAAGCTCTCCAAGCTTTCTCTGCTGGAGGCGGTTGCGCTGGTAGATAGCATCGAACGGTTCTGGGAGAGCCAGCGCGAGTAGTATCAAGCCGATGCGCCGCGACGCGCATCGGTTAAAATCTTACAGAACTGGTATTTATACGGAGATGTGAGAACAATTTTTCGAAAAATTTTTCTGAAAATCCCCAAAATCTCTTGACTATGCGTATACGTATATGTATAATGAGAGTGTAAGACACAAGGAAATACCCCCTGCGGGGCGGGGGTGATATAAATAGCCCCGCATCAAGGAGGGTGAGATGGAAAGAATGGATTGGCTGAAGCGGACGCTGAGCGATGCATGGGTGTATTATCTGACCCACTGCGTAGTGGAGCCGGAGGTCTCCGCATGGCTGTATCTTGAGAAGGTGCAGCCGGATGTGACGGAGGAAGAGAAGGAGCACCTTCGGGAGCACCTCATCGAATTCCAGCATGAGTTCTGGAAGGAAGCCTGCGAGCAGGGGCACGTTGAGTTGGAAGTGGTGTGCCCCGGATGTGGTGATGAACTGGAGGTCTACGTCCGGACCGACGAGCTGGAACGGGAGGGCGCGTACGAGTGTCCAAGCTGTTCGGCATTGGTCGAGCTGACCTTCCACCCAGGTTCCGGGGGGTTTGTAGTCACGTTGTAACATAGTCAGAAACTGGAGGCATGAAGCCTCCAGTCCCCCGGCTAAACCGAATCCACCCCGCCGGGGCTGATGACGAGGGGTGGGAATACGAAGGAGGAGAGTAAGATGACTGCGCTGGTTCTGAAAAACCACGAAAACATGATCGAGCTGGTGGACGCCGGGAGCCTAGCGCTCCATAAGGCACAGGACGGCTCCCTCGGCTACTTCTGGGTATCTCTTACCGGGCAGGACAGCCCACTGTTCTACACCGAGACCGACGCTGCGCGCTATGCGCGTGAAGAGCTTGCCCGTGCGTGGGGCTATGACGACACATACTACGTGCAGGTAGTTTACTAAGGGAGGTCTAACATGAAACGCCGACGTGGTAACGTTGCAGTGCGCGAGCCCAACCCGACGTTCCCCGCTACGTAGAAGGTTAACTCACCCTCCAACCCCCACAGAGCAGGAGCATCTCGCTCCTGCTCTTTTTTTGTTTCCGTTTCGGTAATTTTTTTCTCTTCTCGTTTACAATCTTGACAAAAATTTTCAACACGTGCTAACATGGCTTGGAGGGCGAGGTGATACGATGCAGGATTCCCCCAAATCGGCGTTCGTGGCATATTCACTTTTGCGCGATTTTGTGTATAATATCAGTAGAAGGCTGGGTCGAATAGACAGGCGCACGAGTTACTCGTGCGCCTGTTTTTGTTAGGTGAGTGCTATGCGACAGTCACCGCCGCGAGGGCAACTCGGTAGAACCGGCACGATGCGATTGATGCCGTTCCCCGCTACGTGGGAAGGCGGACGCATCATTGCCCACCGCACGGACAACATCACCATCGAAGACCTCGACCGCGTGCGCCAAGACCCTGTTGTCAAGTCCTCTTTGCTGCTGTTGAAACTCCCAATCTTGCGGGCGACGTGGAACGTCTACAGCGACCGCGAAGAGATTGCGTTGTTCTGCCAGCGCGTCTTGCAACCCCACATCCGCGCGTTACTCTGGAACATGCTTAGTGCGCTGGAGTTCGGGTTTTCGCTACAGGAGATTGTATGGACGGCGCAGGACTTGACGGTCACGCGCGGACTGGCGAACGCGCCGGAAGAAGAGACGATAGTGTTTCGTGATGCATGGGTTATCGACCGCATGGTTCCGCTCGACCCCCAGTTCACGTACCCCCTCGTGGACAGGTTCGGGCTGTTCGCCGGTGCAAAGCAATTGATAGACGGTGTCATCATCGACCGCGAGAAGTTGGTGCACTGGGCTCCCAACGCCGAGTTCAATGAGGTGTACGGCAACCCGGCGGTCAAAGCTGCGATTCCATACTGGGAACTGAAACAGCGTGCGCTGGAAGATGCATCGTTGTTCCACAACATCTACGCAGTTCCCACCAAAAAAGGGTTCGCACCGCCGGGACAGACCGAAGTGGGGTTAGACAGCGACGGCGAGCCGATAGTGGAGGACAACCTCTCCTATATGCAGGGGTTGCTGGACGAGATGCGCAACGCGCACAATATCGTGCTCCCGTCCACAGGGCTCGGCGAGGGGCGCATGTGGGATGTGGAGGCGTTTGAGGTGCCACCTCCCATCGATTACACCGCGTGGATCCAGTTCCTCGACTCGCAGATTCGGCTCAGCATGGGTGTCCCGCAGTTGGCAATCACCACCAGCGAGACCGGCACGTACAATCTCGGTGTGGCGCAGGTAGACCTCTTCATCGACAACGAGATGGGCTACATCGCGCAGATTGAGGAGTGCATCAACACGCAGTTGCTCAACAGGTTGGTGGCGTACAACTTCGGAGCCGGTGCACCACCGGCGCAGATACGCATGAGGTTGGACAGCATCTATATCCAGAAGCTGCTGGACGGCATGGTGCAGCAGTTGGCGCAAGGGACGCCGGTACGAACCGCGTCGGGTGCGTTGCTGGTGGCGGATTTCGCCAAGATTGCGGAGGATGCGGGCGTGCCGGTGCAGGTGATGGAAGAGCTACCTTACCAGGATGGTGACAATGAGTATCTGGCAGATGCTGAGGAGGATGGTAACGCTCCCGAAGAGGTGGAATAGCGTTGCAGACGTGCGAGGCGACCCGGAGGGAGCGATAGACTACGTGGTGGACGTGCTGCGCAGTGTGCAGTTCGTTGCTGCGGTTATCGGCAAACCGGAAGCTTATGACAAGATTGCAACCGCGATGCGAATCTTGCAGGAGGTGAAAGAATGTTTAGGCGAGCGCAAGCCATCTTAGCACTGCTGTTGGTTCTGGCAATGGCAGTTTACGCGCAGAACACCCAGCCGGTGAACGGCGACCTTGCCATCACACTATCGCTCACGCCGACGGTTGTGAAAAGCGGTCAGGGCGCGAAAGCGACGCTCAGGATGCGCAACCCGCGCACGAACGAGCAGATTCAGCTGCAAGCGACTGCGACGTATACCGACAGTGCGGGAGTACAGCATACCGTGCAGAGCAACGTGGTCACACTCACGATTGACTACAGCCTACCTGTACGTATCTCTATCCCGCCGGACAAAGTGCGACTGGTTCCGGGTACGCCGAAGTTCGATGGTGTGGCGATACAGCCGGTGAGTACAGGAGGCATCGATTTTGACATCATCTTACCCGGCGACGGTGCCGACCACACGCTGGAGCTGGAGGTGACGAAGTAGGTGGCGCAATTCGCCATAGCGTTCTTTCTCGGTGTGGCGTCCGGCTTTCTGCTGGCATGGTTTCTGTTCGGTAGCAGTGAGGGGAGCGTGGAATGAAGCCTGAAGACCGTGACCACTTACTGGATGACGAGCGCGTACATCCTATTGCGCGACGCAAGTTCAAAGCGGTGCTGCAGGACGTGCGCGGTCACGGTTTGCCGTTGCTGGTTTGGGAGGTGTATCGCTCCCGCGAACGGCAACGGATGCTTTACGCGCAAGGACGTACGGATGCGCAGCTGTTGAAAGCGGGATACACGATGCAAGAGATTGAGCGATACAGAGCTGCTGGCTACACCGCCAGCAAACCGAAAGTGACGCACGCGAAGACGCCTCGCTATCACGGTAGAGGTCTTGCTATGGACTGCTGCTGGTTGGTGAATGGCAAGCCGACATGGGATGTAGATATGGACTGGTGGCAAACCTATGGACGTGCAGCAAAAGCGCATGGATTGGTGTGGGGCGGAGACTGGAAGATGAAAGACCTGCCCCATGTTCAGTACGAACCGAAGGAGTAGGCTGGATGAAGTACCCGATACAGACGAGACCGATATTACAGACGGGGGTCGACTACACGATGTCCACGCTGAACGTGTGGTATCTCATCGGGCGATACTCCCACGCAGGTGGTCCCCTGAACACCATCGAGTTCGCCCTGAACGCCGTTAACGGTGCGGTGTCGTTAGACTGGGGGCTGTTCCCAGTCAACACCGACGGTACGCCGGGCACGCAGATAGTGGGTGGTACGGGGCTCACTCCTGCAGTCGGATGGAATGTCATCAACGTCGCCAGTCCGCCTACACTGGATGCCAGGAAGTGGTACTACTTCGGGGTGAAGTTGACGGGGGGAACCAGCATCACATGGGAACTGCTGGACTCGCAGCACCTGGTCATGATGGACACCCCGCCCGCGGCTGCTTACACATGGGATGGCACGACGCTGACCAGGGTGAAGGGACAGTCGTTCTGGAACGTGCGCTTCGACATCAACGGCGACAAGCGTGGCAACCCGTTCACCCATCTGGCGTTGACCACATACTACGGTGCGGGCAACTCCTATGTGCTGCCTGAGCCTGTGAAGGTGTACGGTGCATACATCGCCAGCGCTCAGCCCGTAGAGCAGACCTACTCATACGATGTCAGGTTATACGAGTGCAATACCAGCTTCATTCCCACCACGTTGAAGGAGACGGTGAACGTCATACCGCGGCCGACCCAGGACAGCGCGTCTAATGCTCAGCTCTACGTGGAGTTCTCGCAGTCGTATCAGCTACAGAACTTCAGCATCGTGGTAGTGCGGACGACCACGGCAATACGGAGCAGGGAAGTGTATGACGGGTATACAGGCAGCAGCAGTCGGAAGAACGACCAGTACGGTTTCGTGAAGATGATAACCAGCAGCGACGACACGAGCTGGTCTGTCAAGCAGGTGAGCGGGTGCGACGTGGTGTACGTGATGCACCCGTTGTTCGAGATAGGCGGTGTGGCAGGCGGTGGCGGCACTGCAGGCTTCCCCTTCCCACCCCATCTTATCGTGACTTAAGGAGTGATAGTATGCGACTGAGTGACTTCTATACCTTAAGGGCTCTGGTACGCGAGATAGCACACCAGATTGTCCCATTGCTCAACCGCGCGAAGCGACTACATACGACGCTCGAAGCACGTGGTATCACCAGCATGGACCTGCTCCGCTCGCGGGTGACCATCCCCACCGACGAGCAGGGCAAGCCGCTGGGTGAATTACGGAGTGACGGCAAGGTGTACGATGCCCAGAACAACGTCATTGCGGACTTCTCTGCAGAGAAGTACGAGTGTGATGCTCTTATCGCCGCTCTGGCGGGACTGCGCGGTATCGGTGCGGTGTTGGTGAACGATACTGCCTTCATCCAGCGCGGTATTGTCGGTACGAAGTGGATCGACTTCATCGAGCGGTTCATGGATGATGACCAGGTCGGCTGGCTAGGTTAGGGGTGATGCGCAGTGGCTATCATTAAGGGACAGTCGTATCGAGTCAAGTTCTATGTATGGAAGAAGTCTGACTTGACGCCATACACAGGTTCGGCTTCGGCCATCACCGTGTGGCTGCGCAGAGACAACCAGACGATACAGACCGCAACAGGCACGGTGGAAGCCGAAGATACCACCTATGCGCCTGGCTCCTATCTGATAGAACTGAGCAACTCGGAGATGGACGGCAACGTCATCAGTGTCTACCCATCCATTTCCGACACCAACTACCAGTGCCAGTATGTGACGCTCTATACCGAACGCGGACGGATAGATGCCAACATCGGCAGCCGTGCCACGCCGGCCGACATTGCCAACACGCCGGTCACGCTGACGGGAGCGGAGCATGACCAGATAGCTGCCGATGTGACCGTGGGGTTGGACGCATACGGGTACACGACCGCCAGGGCAGCGAAGCTGGACAACCTGGACGCGGCGGTGAGCAGTCGTGCCGCGCCGGGTGACATCCTGGCAACGCCTGCGAACAAGCTTGCAACCGACGCCAACGGCAGAGTTACTGCTGCCAGCGTTGCCAGCGACGTGACCATCAGCATGACGCAAGCACTGCCAGCTACACCCACTGCCGACACGGTTGGCGACGCATTGAAATCGGCAGCGACGCTGGAGTTTTCGGGAACGAACGTGAAGAGTGCGCCGCAGACGAACGTGACCGTCGGCGGTTATGCTGCGGGTCAGTCGCCAGCGGAACAGGTGCTGAGCACTCCGGCAAACAAACTGGCTACGGATGCCAGCGGACGGGTAACGGTTGGCACGAACGCAGACAAGAGTAACTACACGCTTGCTACTACCGAGCATACCAGTATCGCCTCGGCGGTGTGGAACTTTATCGCGGAAGGCACGTACACGATGCTGAATATCATGCGGTTGGTGGCTAGTGCACTGTTCGGCAAGGTCAGCGGTGCGCAGACAAATCAGCCGGTATTCCGCGATATTCTGGACACCAAGAACCGGATTAGCATGACTACGGACAACGACGGGAACCGAACGAGTGTGACGCTGGATGGCGACTAGTAACAAATACCGATACTGGGGAAATTGGGGACTGCCGATACGCGGTGTGATGGGACGCCTCACGTTGGCGCAAATCATGACCATCGGCGCGGTGAAAGCGACAGTCGCAGTGCGACGGTGGTTGGCGACGGTTGCGGTGCGTCGGTGGTTGGGGGAGGTGAAGCGTCTTGGTGATTGACATCATTCGCGGTGACACCAACATATTGGTGTTCACGGTGACCGAGGCATACGATGCCGACGGCAACCCGATTAACGACCTGTCGGGTTACACGGCGACGTTGCAAGCCCGGTATGCGGCGAACGACACCACTCCGGTCTTTTCGCGCACCGGAGCGATTAGCGGTATGACGGTCACAGTGAAGATACTGCCGTCGGATACGGCTTCGTTAAGCGGTGGCGAACGATTGGTTGCCGATTTGGAGATTGCCGACGCCAGTGGCAACAGGGCAACCGTGAACGCAGGCGGTCGCCCCATTGTGCTGAACGTGGTCGCGGATGTGACGAGGTGACGTATGGAGTTCACGGTCACGGTATACCGCTTGGACACGCCGGACGGCGCGGTGTATGTTTGCACCGACGGCATGTTGAATCGTTTGCGTTTGGACGGTTCCGAAACGGCGAAAGTGGTACTGGCGCAGTACGAACAGTTGCTTCCAGCGTGCCAGCGCGAGCAGTATACGATGCGTGCGTACACGTTCGGCGAGCGGTTGGAGGCGGAGTGGCAGTGCACGGAATGGGGAGAAGACCTGTCGCCTCGTGTGAACGCGAACCGCATGACGTTGTTGCTGTTGGCGAAGTCACTTGGCAGGACGCTGGAGGAGGTGGCGCAGCTACATCCGCACTTAGGACAGCTGTTGTGGACGGAGTTACAGATGCGTTGCAATCCCAACCCTTTCGCGTGGACGCCCTCCGGTTCGAAGCAGCAAAGCTCCGGGACGGCAAGCCAGCACGAGGATACGCAGAGGTCGTCCTCTTCGAAGCGTGGAAGCGAGGCGCGGTAGCAATGAACTTGCTGGAGCTGACTAACGATGTGGCAGAATGCATTCTCCAGATGGATAGAGAGTTTCGCGCAGTGGGTAGTGCATCTGGCGAACCCTAGCGGGTTGGGCAAGGTGCACGCCGAACACGGCAGGCGGGTGTGGGAAACCACGAAACCCGCCAAGAGTGTCGGTGCAGAGAAAGCGCGATACACCCGTTTGGAAAAGCAGTTTCGGCAAGAGCTGAAACGCGCGTGGGAGCGTGTGAAACCGGAAAACGAGCGCAGCTTGCGCGAGTTCGAACGATGGTTCAAGCGCAAGCTGCAGGAGTATCAAGCAGAAACATATTTGATAGCGAAGCGCATTCGTGGGGATTACACCCCGTTGACGCAAGAGGAGTTGCGGTTTCTGCACGGACGGTACAGCGAGCAGATGAAATACTTCCGGCGGTTCATTGAAGACGTGCGTGCTGGACGCGGGCGCATGAACTATGCGCTGCGGTTAGACCTGTACGCGAAGGACCTTTGGGGCATATACCAATCGGCGTTCTGGCGTGGACAGGTCTACACCGTCGGCAGGCGATATCTGTGGAAGCTTTCGGAAGCCGAACACTGTGAGGACTGCGTCAAACGCGCCGCGGAGTCGCAAGCCAAAGGAGGTTATACGTGGGAAGAACTGGTGGAGTTGGGATTGCCGGGGGAGGGTAAGACTCGCTGTTTGAACAACTGTAAGTGCACCATCGTGGAGGTACGCGAGCGTCATTACGTGCCACAGCCGTTCCGGTCGTTGCCGAACCGCAGGATGCCTCGCTATGCTGAGCTGACGGAGGTACGGCTAGCCGATGTTACCTGACGTGGTGACCATGCTGTATCAGTATCTGCTGACGCGCTGGGGGGACATCGACGATGCGTTACAGCGATACGACATGCGCTTGCGCAACATCTTGCCGTACTACGCTGATATCGGCTTCGAAATGATGCCGTGTCTCATGTTGGAGGACATCGGCACACAGATGGAGTGGCACGCGATTTCGCGCATCGGCGAGATACGGCAGTCCGTCCGGTTGTATGGCTACGTGTATCACGAGCAACCCGACGTCCGGCGTGCTGCAATGGTGTCGTTTGGAGTGACGGTGCAGATAGCGTTAAATCAACTTGACGTGCCCTACACATACAACGGGGTGCAATACTGGTGGGAAGGCATGTTGTGTCCAACGATGGATTTCGGTGTCGGGTTTGTTGGCAATTCTGTGGTTGGCGCTTTCACGGGTTTGATGGAGGTACAAGCACATGTCCAGCTCGGGTAATAGCGAACACGCCGTGGCATCGCCGATTGCGGCTGTCACGATTAGCCTGTACCCCGGTGGGCGCATCGAAATCCGTCCGATGGGTATGATGTCGGCAGAGGTGTTGCAAGCCGTGTTGCTACAGGTGTTGGGGATGGTTGCTGCCCAGGTTCTGCAACAGGTTGCATCACCGATAGTCGTAGCAGGGGGAGGTGTGCCTCGTGCAGATTGATGAGAAGATACGCCAGCAACTGGAGGCATCGGTGCTACCTCTTCATTTTCACGAGCTGCAGTTCATTCTGTTCTGCAGGAAGCTCGGTTTCGGAACGATAGAGAAGTTGGCAATACAGAACGGTTTGCCGGTATGCGCGGTGAACGTAGCGGAGCGCATCGATTTCACCAAAGGCGAAGCATTCACGCGATTCGGAGTGCTTGCCGAACAAGTGCAAGAGGTGGCAGAGGATGAAGCCGGAAATCGTGGTGGACGTAGACGCGGGCGCAGTTGACCTGCTCGGCGCAGAGGGACTACAACGACTGATGCGTTGCTACTCGGTGTGGCTGCTGACTGCGCGAGGAGAGCACCGGTTTGCAGAGCTGCAAGCCGAACTGTCCAAGCGTGGCATCTTCCCGGGCTCTCATTACATCGGTGTGACCAATATCGTATGGACGCGGGTCAAGCATATTCTGTCGCCGCGAGCAGAAAAGGATGCCGAAGTGCTACTGCTGGTTGCAGGCACTTGACACACGTTGCTGTGATTCTGTATAATAGAACTGCTGGCACGGAACTGTGAGGCAATCCCGTGCCATTTCGTTTTTCGCTGGGACAGATTGTGTCAGGCGGGCAGGATTTCCTGCCCGCCTTTCTTGTTGGAGGGGACAGCAGAATGAGTGAGTCTCAGTGGATACACAAGGCGATGGTCATTATCGCTGTTGGTGTGCTTTTTGTGGCGCTCATAATGCACCAGCTCAGTCCGGACGACGAGCTGTACGTGCTTGTGGCAACCACAGCCTTAGGTTTTCTGTTCGGTAAAGCTACGAACGGACTCGGCAAAGGACGGAAGGAGGAGTCATCGGAATGAGTTACTTCCTTTCCGAAATCGGTTTAAGCAGTTCTCCGGCGCGTGTGAAAGTGCAGGTACTGCGCAAAGGAGAGTGGAAGCATCCGTCTGCACCGGGTGGTGTGTTGAAGATAGATGATGAAACCCTTTCGGTGCTGGAGGATGCGTTCCGTTCCGGCGTGCGAGGCCGCGAACTACCGGTGAACCTCAATCACAAGCAAGATGATTTCGTGGTTGGGTGGTTGCGCGACCTTAAGCGCGAGGGGGATGCACTGGTGGGATACGTGGACGTGGTGGATGGCAACGTTGCCAAAGCCATTCAAGAGCAGAAGCTGCGCTACTCCTCTGCAGAGATATTGTTCAACTACACCGACCCGGAAAGCCAGCAAACGTTTCCCGTGGTGCTGAAGGGACTGGCATTCACGAACTATCCGTTCATCAAGCAAATGCAACCCGCCGAGGTGGTAAACCTCAGCGAGATTGAGGAGGTGCAACACATGGAAGACCGTCTGAAGCAGCTTGAGGCACAGATGGCTCAATACGAAGCGCAGCTGCGCGAACTCCACGAACAAGCACAGCAGTTGAAGGAGGAGAACGCAAAGCTGCGCCAGGCTAACGACGTGCTTCTTGCAGAGACCCGGCGGCAGCAAGACGAGATTCTGCTGAAGGAGTACGAGGATACCGTACCGCCAGCCGTGCGCAAGGTGGTAGCAGCGCTACTCGCCATGACGCGCGGTGAAGAGGTGCAGTTGTCGGAGTTCCAGGCAGACGCGAACCGTCCGGCGGAGTTGCGCGACCTCGTGCACATCCTGCTGAACGAGTTCAAAGCGCTCGGTGCGAAGCAAGTGGATGTGGACGAACTGCGCATTCCCGAACGCCGTCGGGTGAGTGGAGAAGCGGAAGCGATTATCCAGAAAGCCGAAGAGATTGCCAAGCAGAACGGCGTCGATTTCGGCAAAGCTCTGCGCATGGCGTATCAATCGCGGAGGTGATGAAAAATGGCACTTGAACGCACCACAGGGCTAATCCGCAACTTCGTGTATTACGACGCAGGAGGCAACCCGATTGCGCCGTTTACTCCTGTGTCGTTGTTGACCAGCGGTTTCCCATCCGGCTACAGTGTCGGACAGGTGGTGGGGTTGCCGACTGTTACCAGCGGTCGGAACACCACGTATCTGGTTGGCGTGACGCTGGAGTGGGCATACAGCGGCAAGCAGGTTCCGGTGCAGCTGACCGGTATCGTTCCGGTGATTGCCAATGCTGCGGTTGCGGCGCTGGGCATCCTGTTCGTTGCTGCAACCGGCACGCGCACCGCAGACCAGGCACCGTTTAGCAACTTGGCATTGCTGCGTCCGCCGGTACGTCCGGGTCAGTCGGTCACGTTGAACGTGGCGCTGGTGGATGATGTTGCCATCACTCCCCAGTCGGCGAACCCGAACGTGCAGTACTTCCCGCTGGGCATCGCGCTGACCAGTTGCAGTAGCCAGTACGAACTGGTGGACTGCTTGCTGCAGACCAAACCGTTCTATGCGTGATGTGACACGGAGGTCGGATGCAGCCACGGATGGCTACTCTGAAGATTGAACAGGGATGGCACGAACACACGGAGGTGAGTAAATATGCCATTCGCACCGAGTGTACACTATGACCGCCTGCTGAGCGAGGTCAGCATCCGTTTCTCGTGCGAGGGGTTTATCGCGAACCGCATCTTCCCGCCATTGCCGGTAGGCAAGGAGTCCGACCTGATTGCGGTATACGACCGCGACAGCTGGCGGGTATACAACGACCTACGCGCGGACGGCGGGACGGCTCACGAAATCGAGTGGGGCTGGAAGATGACATGGTATCACGCGCAGGAGCACGCACTGCGCAGCATCGTGACCGACCGCGCGGTAAACAACGCCGATGAGCCGTTCAACCTCTTCGCCGACACGACGGAAAACCTCACCGAGATGTTGATGTTGGCAGCCGATGCGATGGTGATGAACATCCTCACCGATACCAACAACAACATCGGGGCGACAAACGCGAACTGGACGAACTACGCAACCGCGTCGCCTAAGACCGATATCGTCACGGCGAAGAACGCCATCTTTGCAGCGACAGGACGGCAACCCAACGTCATCGTTATCCCGTCCAACGTCGCCAACCAGATGACGCTCATTGCGGAAATCAAGGAAGAGCGCAAATACGTTAACGACCTGACGCAGTCCGGCTTGCCTCGCATCCTTTGGGGACTAGAGGTAATCGAGGTGCCCATCGTGCGCTTGACCAACGCACCGGGTGCAACGCAGCAGAGCGCGGCGCTGTGGAGCGACAACGTGTGGGTTGGCTACGTCGACCCCAACCCGCGCCGGAAGATGTTGACATACGGTCTTGCACCGACGCCGCGTCCGCTCACCGTGCGCACCTACCGCAACGAAGAGCGGGAAGGCACGATGGTAGAGGTGAGTTGGATTTACGATTTCGTGGTGGTCGCCAAAGAGTGCGGATACCTGCTGCAGTCCGTGTTCACCGCGTAACGTGAGGTGACACTGATGTATGCGGACCTGGCTCTGATGCGGCGGCTGGTACGTAACGTCCAGACAGTGAACGAAGACGACCTGCGAGCGTACGCAGCCGTCGCAGACGCCGAAATCGACGCGCAGTTGGCGGCGGTGTTCGAGTTGCCTATACAGCAGGTCAACGGCGAGTATCCTAAGCCGTTGCCGACTGTAGCCGCCATGTTGGGAGCAGCTTTGCTGGAGTCACAAGCGTTCTCGCTGAGCAGCCTGGGCGCGACGCAGAACCCGTACGCCCAGGCTCTGGCGGAACGCGCTATGCGGATGTTGGATGCTATCGTGTCTGGCTCCATGATTCTGCAAGGTCAGCGTCGTGTAGGCACGCGCCCGGTTGGCAAGGCACAGGACCGCACAGAGTTTGAGTTGCGTAGTATACGGCAGTTCCGGCGGAGTGGCAATCCGTAGCCGATTGTCAAAAGGAACCCGCTGAGGACGTGCGTGGAGGGAGTAGCATGGCAGCAATTCCACCGAGTGCGGTGGTCAACCTGACCGACAAGGCGACAGCGTGGTATCTCGCCGTGAAGAGCGGACTTGGGGACGGGTCTGGCGGGGTGAGTGCACTCGCCAACGACCTGCAGCTGCTGACACTCATGCTGGACGATTACCAACAAGAAATCGCGCTGTTGCAACCCAGCGAATCGGTGCGCGTCGCCAGCCTCGCCAGCACCTTCGCGCAGTCTGTCATGTCGCCGTATCTGTCCGCATTGAGCAACCTGTGTGCGCAGTCTGGTTTTTCGGGCGTCACCGACTTGAACAGCTATGCCACCTACTACAACCTGTCCACCGACCCCAAGTGGCAGTGCTTGTTTGCGCCGGACTTCCGTGACCTGTATGGTCTATGGCGTAACGGCAACTACCCATCGGCGCATAACGTGTATTTCGAGGTGCTCCAAAGCGGTCAATATCAGAACGCACTGCGCAAGCTGGTCATCGGCTCTGGACAGACTGCCGGTTACACCATAGACGATACGAAATACGCTGGCGGTTACGCGCGGTTGAAATGGTCTGGCGTGAGCGGCAGCGGCACGGTGCAGGTGAGGGGACTCTGGCGCAAGACGGACGGCACGACGGCAACCGGTACGGGGACGGCGAGTGTGTCCGGCGCGTCGGGTACTGCCAGCGTCACCCCGCCGTATACTGGCGCGTTGATACTCTCATGCACCAACCTTGCAGCAGACGCAGGCATCACTGCCGGTACATTCTATGCGGAAGCTGCACGTCCATCGGGACGCAGCAACCCGCCGACGTAAACACGATGATAGACCTTGCACCGATACGAGAACTAAGAGAGCGGTTAGCACGGCGAGCGCAATCGCCGGAACCGCTGATGCGCATGGTGGCGAACCGCTTACGCGCGGCGTTTCGCGAGAACTTCCGTGAGGGGGGAAGACCACCGTGGGCGCCTCTGGCTCCCAGCACCGTGTGGGGTAAGAAGATGCTGGGGTTGCCGGAAACCATCCGCACGCCGACGGGACGCAAGCCGAGGCGATTGATGCAACGCGAACCGATTTCGGGTCAGTTGCAGTTATCGGCAAGCAACATCTTGATACGTTCTGGCAGGTTGCGCGATAGCGTGGGACAGAGCTACCATCCCGACCACGTGACGCGCATTCACGGGTGGCAGCTGGAAGTGGGAACGAAAGTGCCGTACGCGGTGTATCACCAGGAAGGCACACGACCGTATACAATCCACCCGCGCGAGGCGAAAGCACTGCGCTTTGTGGGGAATAACGGCGATTGGGTGTTTGCCAAACAAGTTCACCATCCGGGGCTGCCAGCAAGACCGTTTCTGACCTTGACGGACGAGGATATTCGGGAGATTCAAGACGCGGTCATGGACTGGCTTCTGAGTGAAGGAGGTGGCGAATAATGCCGCTACCGTTTGGTCGTACCGGCTATCTGAAAATCGGAACAACCGTATATCCCGCCATGAATATCCAAGTAGCGACGCCACGCACGCTGATGGTTCCGCCGCTGGTTGGCAGGAACTGGCAGTGGTTGTATGGCGAGGGCGTGCGCATCACGCACGTGTCCGCGCAAATCCTCATTCGGGACAAGGCGGGAGAAGCGTTGTCGGATAGCTTCTTGAACTTGTTCTTTACGCGCACTTCGGACGACACAACGGCGGTGACGCTGGAATGGGACGACGGCGTGCGCAAGAACACCGTGACGAACGCCAAAGGCGAATTCATTTCGCTTGCCGTCGGCAAAGGTGACCAACTGGTGTGGAACGTGACGTTCGTTGCGCCAACGGCGCCAACCTTTGCTTCCCGGGCAACGTTCACTCCCCCGGACGCTACCGCGATGCTGACGTTTGCCAATCTGAGTATCTCCGGTGTGTCGCAGGATGTTTACGCGCTGGAGTTCTCGCTGGTGAACAACCACGTGCTAAACGCGCCTATCACCGACAGCGCAGGCGCAAATGTGGGACTGGGAGGACAGTCCCACGATGCTGGCATTATGCAAGCCGGAGCATCGTTTACGTTCAAGGCACTCAACCCCGGTTCTCCGATTAGCGACGGCGGTTCGGTAACGATTACGATAACCGGCACAGCTGCGAAGACGCGCACGTTCACACTGAAAAGCATGGTGGCACAGAACCCCAATGACGAGGTGGTGTCGGTGGGTCCCGTCTTCCGCACCATCCGGTATCTGGTGTTGGGAACTGCTACCGACGCGCCGATTACGCTCGGAGGCACGGGATTCTAATACATGGAGGTGAACACAAGTGGTAAGCAAGTCTGCAGCACGGAAGCTGTCAGAATTCCAACGCAAACACACTACGACCCGGCGGCACTCTTTGGTCACGTTGCCGAACGGTATCCAAGTGCTGGTGCATAAGGAGCAAACTCAGTTTGCTCTCCCAAAGACCTTACAGCGTCCGACTAAGAGGGTGACTCGATACAAGGCAGAAGGGGTTTCTTATCGGACGGCAAGCGAAGCAATCGGTACGGCGTTGCGCAGCAAATACAACCCTTTGGCAACCGCGCGGACAGAAGGCATTAAGGTGCGAAAGTTCGGCACACGACGCAAACCGTAGAGATTGGAGGGATGCACATGGATAAACTGCGCATTCAGGAGATTATCGCGCAAGGACGCATCCGCAATCTGTCTGACGAACAGATAGCGGAAGAAATCGTGAAGCTTCTGGAGGAGAAGAAAAATGGCAAGAAGCAACCGAAGCAGCAAGAAGCAATCGGGCAGCCGGTGGATTCAGTCGGCAATTAGCCAACCTGGTGCACTGCGTCGCACTGCCAAGCGCATGGGACTCATCAAAGGCGACGAGAAGCTATCGGCAAGCGACCTCGCTACGCTGGAAAGCAAGGCACGCAAGACCGGCAACACCACGTTGCTGCGCCGAGTCAATCTGGCGAGAACGCTCAAGAGGTTGGCTGGGAAGTAATGTATGGCAGCAGAGCGCGAGCTGACGTTCAAGTTTACCGCTGAAGGTATCGATAGTCTGCTGCAACGTCTGCAGCAGATAGAGGCACAGCTCGCGCAAATCAACCAGCAAGCATCTCCTTCCTCCTCCGGGGTACAGCCAGCACCAACGCCCTCCACGCCAGCAGGTGGGGTTCCCTCTCCCCCACATGCCGGTTCATCACTATCGGTAGCACAGCAAGCGACGCGCAACGCCACGCCTGCACCGTTCACGTTCGCGGGGTTCACCGCCACGCCGAGCGGCGGCGGTTGGCAAGTGACCACTCCGCAAGGCACGACGGTGCAGCTTGGGAGTTGGCAAGAGCTCCGACAGTTCGCGTCTTACTTCGGTGCAGATTTACCGGCACGACCCCAACCCGGTATGGGACTGTCTACACAACCCACTTTTGACCCGGGACAGGTGTCGTCCATCGGTCTTCAGCGGTACTACGAAGAGTTCCGGCAAGGTCGAACAACGCTGGACTTCCTTTCGTGGCAACAACAGCAGTATCGCCAGTGGGTGCAGATGGGGTACCCCACCGGTTCGTTTGCAGATTTCCTGCAGTTCGGTCTACAACGACAGATGCCCACATGGTTGTCACTGCTGGCGCAGTACGGCGGTACGGCAGCAACTTTGGGAGCGACGTTTTCTCTTGCACAAATCGGTGCACAATACGGCGGGTTGGGGTTGGTGGGAGCAGAAATGCACTGGCAAAGTGCACTGGCGCAATCCATCCCGTCGCTTTCCATCCTGGCAGGAGCAGGTATAGGCTCACTTGTTGCACCGGGTATCGGCACTGCGGTCGGCGGAGGACTGGGTTGGTTGGTCGGACTGCTCGCACGTCCTCTTGTGGAACCCATGTTGTTACGCGGTCAGCAGCTTGACGTGCTGGAGGACATCCGGCGGTTAACCGGATTGAGGCTCGGCTATCCGCTAAGTGACTATCGTAGCCCGGCAGTAGTGGATGTTGCATCTACAGCAGCACTTGCCGGTATGCCACTCGGACGCGATATCGCCGAACGCATCATGATGTTACCGGCGCCATTGCGTCAGCACTACGGTCAGGCAGTGATGCGCTATGCAACCGACCCGGTGCTGTTCGGATTATACGGATACGATGTGTTACGGAGCGGTGCAGACGTGCTCGGTATCGGCGCAGCAATGGCTGCTGGCGACTACACTTCGCCGATGATTACGATGACGCCGGGCGGTTGGGGAATGGCGATTGCACGCGAGCACGCTCGCGCCCGTGCCCAGACGATGCTGTTGCAACCGCAGATGCAGGTTGCAGGACTGGCGTTTGAAACCGCGCTCACGTTCGGCGGTACACCGGCGGCGCAAGCAGCACTGCCGGGCTACCAGCACGTGTTGCAATCCATGATTAACGCACTGCAGCAGCAACGTGCGGTGTCCATGCACCCACTGGAGCAGGCGCAACTGGACGCGCAAATCTACCAGTTGCAACTGCAGATGCAGATGCAGATACCGGCAACGGTTGCGGGGGTCAGGCTCGGCGAGATTCAAGCGTTCGGTGCAGAGCGCACCGGTCTTGCACAGATAGCACTGCAGGCGGGTCAGCTCGGCGGGTTGACCGCGCAGCAGCTACCGTTTGCGGAGCTGAGCGCGGCGATGCGCGACCTCGCCAACGAACTGCGCCGGTTCCTGCGTGAGAACGCGCAGTTCCTGCCACCGGCGCAACAGGCGTCGCTCCGTGCACAAATCGCGCAACTGGAGTTCCAGGCGGGACCGGCGTTGCAAGCGCAACAGACGGGACTGATTCTGGCGCAGACGGGTGCAGAATACGGCAGAACGGTCGCCGAGTTCGGCGCAGGGACCGTCGCCATGCAACTGCTGGGTGCTCCGACAGCACGGCTCGGCGTCGCCGGTGGTCAGACGCAACTGCTGCTACAACGCGCGGCGCAACTGCGCCAGCAGGCGAACCTGCCCGGGCTGGACTACGCTGCACGACAGAACCTGCTGGCATCTGCCGCGCAACTGGAGATGCAGGCGCAACAGGTCGGCATCCAGGCGGGACTGGGGTTCGTCGGCGAGATGGGTGGTGTGGCGACGACACAGTGGCAGATGCAAGCCATGGCTGCCCAGCTCGGACTGCTGAGAGGTATCGGGGGTGCGGAAGCGATGCCACTGCTGCAGCAGATGATGGGTGCAGCAGCAGGTCAGGTCGGCGTGGCGCAGTGGCAACTGCAGTCGTTGGCGGCGATGGGTGTAGACCCCATGAACCCCGCGTTTGTGCAAGCACAGCGCAACCTGCTGGCGGCGCAAATCGGACTGGAGCAGACGCGGTTGCAGACGGCGGTGGTTCCCATGTCGGCGCAGATGCGCGAGCAGTTCTCCACCATCGGCACGGCGTTGGGGGTAGCCAGAACCACGTTCGCGGGATATGCCGACATTCGCGGGTTGCTCGCCGCGCAGATGCAGCTCATCCAGCGTCGCATCGCCGAGATTCAAGCAATGCCACCGGCGGAAACCCCGGCGGTACAGGCAGCTCGCACGGAAGAGATTAACCGGCTGGTGATGCAGGCGGCGGCAACGCAGATGCAACTGGAAGAGGGATGGTTAGACCGGCTCGTTTCTATGACGTGGAACGCGCCGGGCGGGTTCAATCTGGTGGCGAGTGGGTTCACCCGACGCGAAGCGAGTTTGTTCTATGGCGTGCTGACCCGCGCGTTTGGCGGTAGCGCGGAAATGAGTGAATACTGGCGCAGACAGGTTCCCGCGTTCTACACGTCACTGATAGGCAGGCTTGGTACGCCGACCGGCTTCATGGAAACCGCCATGACGCCGCGCATCGAGGGTAACTTGAACGTGCGTATCATCGTGGAACAGCCCGGGCGTGACCCGATTACGCGCGTGGAAAAGGTGAATCTGCGCGATAGCAACCCGCTGGACTACACGCTGACGCCGATTATGGTGAGAGGTGGTGGTAGTCGGCAATGAAAGTGCAGACGGCGGCGCAATGCGTATTGCTTCCGCTACCGGCAGCGTTTCGGCGCGTGGAACAGCCCTCGCTTGCCGGTACGGATTTCCCTTATATCTTCGGCGTTTGGGGACAGAGTCCGCCAACAGTTGACGCGGACGCAGACGACCAGGCGAACATCGTTGCCGTGCCAGATGCGGAATGTATCAAGCTGCGCACCATCTTCGTACCACATTACCCGGACTCTTCCGAACGCAGCAGTAAAGAAAGCAACGGAACCGGCTATCCGTCGATCACCTGGACGCATGGTTCTGCCTCGCTGACATACGTTGCGAACCGCCCCGGACTAGGTCACGTGTGGAGCTATACTACCGGCGACAACAAGACCTATTGGCTTTACTACGACCGCATGGAACCGTATTCGGGACGCATCGCGGTAGCCGAAGTGAGTGCATCTACTCCCAGTACCGACGTAACGCGCTACGCGCATACAAGCGGCAACTGGCAAGGTTTCCAGTGGTTCTACCGGTTCATTGCGTCGCCGGGTGCTTTGGCAAGCATAGATTTCCTTGTTGCGCTGGACGGGGCAGCACCGTATCAATGGGTTCGCGTGCGCTCCGTATTGGGACGGGAGCCAGAGGTAGCACTTGCAACAGCCACGCTTTCGGAGGTAATTACCGACCTGACCGGCGGAGCTGCCATCCGTTGGGATGTGCTACAGCGTATCCAGGTTCCCGCCGACGCATGGGAGCACGTCGCTGCCGACGACCGGTTCTCGGCACTCGCTCCCGCCAACTTCCACCACATCCTGTTTGAACTGGTTGCGCAACGGTTGTTCGTGCATCTGGAAGGGATGCAAAAACCGCTGGTGTTACCCGCCGAAGACCACCAGTCGCTGGTGTATGCGCTCATTGCGTACCGCAATTTCACGGACATGGTATGGCACGGCGCACCGGTCAAGTATGTGACATCCGGTGTCTGGGAAAGCGCAGACCACCCGCTTGGCTTTCTGCCGTCAGTGCCTCCAACGCTCTACGTCCACGACGCCGGTTCGCCAACTGGGACATCCGCGTCTGCTACCGTTGTGGACACTACAACCGCGCGATACCGGTTGCAGTTGAACGCTTCCACCAGCGAGGGAACGATTAACGGTGTGGCATACTCGGCGAAATCTCCGGCAGTGCGTGCTGTCACCTACCGATACCCATCGCTGGAAAGTGGAGGTTTTGCGCCTCCCACGTTGCTTTATCCCGAAACCATTACCATTCAGCACGTGTTTGACTACAACACGCTGACCATCCAGAGCATGGCGTCGCTGGTATTCCACAACATGGACGGCGAGTGGGCAAGCTTCAATGCGGATTCCGGTCAGTGGGGATTGGCGATAGACCTGTACAGCAACTGGTACGGTGCAGCACGGCAATTTGCCGGTATCGCGCATCGAACCGGTGAGATAGTAGGTGAATCGGGTATCAGCAAGTTCGTGATGGGTTGCGTGGACAGAAGCGTGCAGCTGCGCAACCCGCGCTGGAACCTGCCTTGGATGGACGGATGGAACATCTACTACGCGCTGGCGTTCCTCGCGCAACTCGGCGGCGTTTCCGTGTCGGATATGACGTTTGCGCCGTACGTGCCTCCTGACCCGTATGTGGATTATGGCGACCCAGAAACCGGACGTGCCTGGTTTCTGCCGGTAGGTCATGCCGGTACTCCCCTCACCCGCTTCAGCGGTCAGGAACTGTGGAGCATCATGGTCAAACTGGCATACAGCATCGGGTATGTGCTGTTCTTCGACGCGAACGGGATGCTGCAGTTCCGCAAGTTTCGCATCCCCTCCGGTATTCGGCGCACGTTCTATGAAAGCGACGTGTACGCGCCGAACGGTTGCTGGAACCTCTCGGTACACCGCAGTATGGAAGACGTGCGCAATAGCGTTACCGTCGTGGGGGTGGATGCGTTCGGACCCTTGTGGAACCCCATCGTGTCACACCGGCAGGACGACCTGAGCATCCACTATCCGTTTGCGAGCAACTACATCGGGTGGGAGCAACCGTTGGTGTGGGCGGATTCGCTGTTCGCGTCGCCGGAGTTTGCATCCGATGCTGCCGATGCACTCATTGCGTTCCTGCGCCATCCGGCGGAGGTGGTCACGTTCACCACGTGGCTGCAACCGGATTTGTACCCGCTGGACGTGATAGCGATAGAGGCACCGCGCTTCGGTACGATGTTCAAGCGGTATCTGGTGGTGGGGATACAACACCGCGTGCACGATGTGTCGCTGGGTGAAACGGTAGTCACCGCGCGGTACATCCCGGAGGGGTAAGATGTCTGGAATCCGAAATTGGTATTACGCGCAACTGCCACGTGGTGACCCCAATGCCCGGGTACGGTCGGCGCTCGTTCTGGACGATGCTCCTATCGGACAGGCTACCGTGTGGGCAACCGGTACAACCACCGGTCCAACTTTTGACGGATGGACGACATCGTCGCTCGTCGCTTACAATCGTCCTTACCCAACCTACCCGATGCACTATCGCATCCGGGTTCCTCTCTACGGCAACGCTACAACCATCCCCGCGGATTGGCAAAATCCGACGTGGATCCTCGCCGCGTTCCTGGTGCGCGATTGGTGGTTCTTCCAATTCGGTGGCTATACCTACTCCTACATTTCGTCCGGTGAGGAGCTGGAGAACCGCGACCTGAACGATGGTGACGGCGGAGCGAGCCGAATTACGTTTCTATACGCTGGTTTCACGTTCACACCGTACGGAGCTCGCATGGCACGCACGCCCAACGCCAACCTGATGCAAATCGTCGGAACAGGTCACCCCAATTCCGGGCAACCCAACGTGTTGACCGTGAACCACCTCAAATCCGATTACGGCATCACCATCGGCGGTTCAAGTAAACAGTTTCCCCACGCTATCGCTATTCTGGATGAGCCGACAACGCTACCGTTCATGTGGGAGGTAGAACTGGCGTTCACCGACAGCCAACCGCGCAAAACGGCGGACACATACTACTCCGAGATTTATCTCGTCAGCTGCATCCGATACGAGCAGAATGGGCAAACATACTACGGCGGTTATACCTACGCCCCCATTACCGACCTGTTAATCCGTGTTTCGGCGGAGAAATCCACCGAACCCGCGCCTATCACGTCTATACGATGCATCCACAATCTCAGCGAGAACAATCTGCTGGTGACCAACACAAACCAGCTGCAGCGCCGGTCGCTCTTCTCTTTCAACGCAACGGCGCAACCGCGCACGTATCCCAGCAACTACACAATCATTCGCGTCAGAGAAATCCCACGCCGTAAAGCCAGCGTGGTGCTCTTGCGGAGCGGAACGAGTGCTCCATACAACTTCTCCATACACGTTGAAGATGCTGACGCAACGCAGGAGGTGGTCGCGGTGACCGGAAACTCGGCAATGATAGAGGTTGCAGCCACATCGGGCGTCGCACTGCTGATACTGCAGAACACCAGCAATGAAGTGTACGCCTATCAATCATACAACGGCGGATGGTCATGGGAAGCCGCCCAGCGGTGCCAACTGGGAGGCTCCGACATGTCTGCAAGCCAAATCCACGACCTCGATTTCAGCATCCGACGCAATGTGTTCATGATGACCGCTACCATCGGCGGGAGCGTGAAGTTGCTCATTTCGGAAGACGGGGTCAATTGGACGGATACGGGGGTATAATGATGCCTCGCGCCGAGCCGTTTGCCACCAAGACCAACCGCCGAGCCATCACCGCTGCCACCCGCGCGGCGCAGGCGTTGGCTCTGCGCGTGCAGGGATACTCGTTCCCCGAAATCGCGCAGATGGTGGGCTACAAGACGCCGTACGGCGCGTGGCAAGCGGTATACCGCGCACTGAAGAAAGTGCCGGTGAAAGACGCGCAAGCGTTGCGCCAGCTGGAACTACAACGTACCGAGGTCGCCATGCGTGCGCTGTACCCCAAAGTGATAGAAGGCGACTGCAACGCCATCCGGCGGTGGACGGAGCTGATAGAACTGCGCTGTCGTGTGCTGGGACTGTTCGCGCCGACGAAAGTGGAGCATGGAGTAGTAGACAATGACGACGACCCGCTTTACCGACTCCTGGATGCGCTCTCCCGCCGCGTGGAAGCCAGCAATGTGGGAATTGCTGCACTTCCAGCCCCATCCGGGGCAGATGGAGATACTGCTGAGTGATGCGCGGTTCCGGGTGGTGTGCTGTGGACGGCGCTGGGGGAAATCACTCATGTCGGCGGTGGAGGCGGTATCCGTCGCCGTTGCCGGTGGCAAGGTGTGGGTGGTGGGACCGGATGCGCAATCCTCTTCCATCATCTTCGACGAGTGCTGGCGACTGTCCAGACTGGTAGAGCCGTACGTGTTGCGCAGACGGGTGAACCCACCCATCATCAAGTTCGAAACCGACGGCTATATCATGGCGCGTTCGGCAGAGAACACCAACCAGTTGGTGGGACGCGGGTTAGACCTCATCATCATAGACGAGTGCGCCAAGATTGCAGATGCCAACATCTGGTGGGAGTATCTGCGCCCGTGTCTGACCGACAGGAGAGGCGCGGCGCTTTTCATCTCCACGCCGAAAGGCAGAAACTGGTTCTATGAACTCTGGCAACGCGGGAAACACCCAGACTACCCAGACCATGCCAGTTGGCAGTATCCATCTATCACCAACCCGTATCTCGACCCCAAAGAGATAGAGGTGGCGCGTGCATCCGTGCCGGAGCGCGTGTTCCGGCAGGAATACGAAGCGGAGTTTCTGGAGGACGTGGGTGGGGTGTTCTCTGCGGTGCGTCGGCGTGTCGGAGCGGTTCGGCAGACACAGCGATTGCCGGGACATACATACGTGATAGGCGTAGACTTGGCAAAGTATGAGGACTTCACCGTAATCGCTGTGATTGACAGCACACTGTGCGAGCTGTGCCATGTGGAACGCCACCAGAAAGAGGACTGGAACCTGCAGATACGGCGCGTTATCAACGCCGCCCGATACTGGAACGCGCCGGTATGCATCGATGCCACCGGCGTGGGTGACCCCGTAGCGGATGCGCTGTTCGCGGCTGGGGTGAACGTGATTCCATACAAGTTCACCGCGGCGACCAAGCTTGCGCTCATTCAGGAACTGGTGCTCGCGCTGGAGCAGGAAGATTTACGACTGCTGGAAGAGGAATGGCTATTGCAAGAACTGGAGAATTACCAGTACGAGCGCACGGAGGCGGGCAACCTGCGCATGAACGCGCCGGAGGGGAAACACGACGATGGGGTAATAGCGCTTGCGCTGGCGTGGCATATCGCCATGCCACTATCGCAGTCGGGAAGACCGGTACTGGGGAGCGAACGCCCGGTAAGAGCTATCCGTCCAAGAATCTCGTGAGAGGGTTGCTTTCGGTTTTCGCCATGTAAAAAGCGATAACCGCCACCACGCCGAGAAACGTGAGAAATAGCGGTGAGTGCTGCCGAACCGTGCGTCCGAAAGTATCATACGGAGACGTAGACGGTCCGACGAGAAAGTAAAACAACAGAGTAAAGCCTGCCAGAACAAGACAAACGCCAAATACAGTCCACCATAGCGCAGTTCGTTTCTTGTAGCTGCGGTATTGCTCCACGACAGACGGGTCGATGCCGTTAAGGAGTGCAGCTTGTTCCAGACGCTGGAGCATGTGCGCTCCAACAAGATAAACGATTGCGCCGACGATGGGTATACTCACCGACGCAACGTAAGCCATCACGAGGATTTTGTATGCTGCATCATACTGCTGTTTCCACGTTCTAACGATGTCACGCAAGAACGCCTGTTGTGCGGCGACGTGGGGGTTGGGGATGTGGATGTGCATGTCGACCACATCGGCGTTACAGAGGTCACAGGTGACTGCGGTATCCGTGAGCGCGGCACCGCACTGCGGACATCGTTTCATGTTCTTGCTCCTCGCTCCCGATGCAACCACGCTACCACTTCTGCCAACACGCGCACTTCCTGCATGGAATACTGCGCGTCGGCATACTCAGGATTTCCAGCAACGAAACGCACGCGCCCTTTATGCAAAACGCACCTCTTCAACGTGCGCTCGCCGGTATCGAGTACCTCCAGCACGTAGATTTTGCCTGGTATTGCGACTTCACTCTTGCGGATAAAGATGATGTCCCCCTCTTTAATCTCCGGCGACATGCATCCGTTGCGCACTTCCAGCGCCTCATCTGCTACAACGCCTTCCGGCAACGTCACGAAATCGAGCGGTCCCTGTGATGGCAACGCTGCATCCCTCCTACTTGCAGGGATTATGCCACTCACAGGTATTTTCCTGCCCTCGTGTTCGGACGGGGTTTCGCGCAGAGGCAGGGGTATAAGGTCATCTTCACCGGCGAGCCATTCCGGTGTGGTCTTGAGGACGCGTGCTATCGCCAACATGGCGGAGTATGGCACTTCGTTAATTCCACGTAAATATCTGCTCATCCGCGACTTGTGGATACCTGCTGCTTCCGCCACTGCAGACACACTGCGGAACCCCAACCTGCGGAGACGGCTCGCGAACCTATCTGGGTCTATGTATAATCTCCTTCCCATACCGCAACAATTTTCTCACAAAATCTCGACAAACCCATTGATTTTTTGTTGCATATATGATACAATGTAGATGGTCGGCAACATTCAGGAGGCTGGATATGAAAGCCAGGTACATACCAACGACGAAAGCGGCGCAGATTATCGGTGTGCATCGAAGCACACTGGTGCGCTGGATCCGTTGGGGAGCAATTCCGGCGACGACTACTCCTCGTGGGTATGCAATCGACGCCGACATTGTCGCCAAACTGGCGGCAATGCCCAGAATGAACAGAACCGCCGCGATTATCACCCTCGCGCTTGCACATAACGCGCAAAAGGAGTCGCATCATGAAACCGTTTGACCCCGAGTACCACGCCAACCGCTACTACAAATCGCTGTGTCTGTGCGATTTCCCGATGCGCAGTAAGTTCGCACGCGACCTGTGCGCTATCTGCGGAGGCATCATCCCCCGCTATCGGCAGCTTGAGGTCGAGCAAGCTGCCGAGCGTCGGGCGGATTTAGCGTTCACGCTATTCGCTATCGGCTTGCTGGTGGTGATGCTGGTCATAGACCACTTGTTCCCCAGCGTCCTTGATGGTGCTTTTTCTCAGATTGGGAGGTGAGAAGATGAGCTTAACCCCCAAGCAACGCTACGTGTACGACCTGGTAAAGGCTGCCGGGCGAGCGGTGCAGAAAGCCGCGACCAAGGCGGATGCACTCGTACTGTGCAGCGAGGAAGAGAAACTGCAGCACGTGACCCAACTGCGAGCGCACCTGTCCGCCGCGACAGCTTTCCTCGAGGACGCGGTGAAGGTGCTGGTTGGGGACAAGAGACCACCACAGGAAGGAGGCGAGAACGATGTGGGTCAGGACGGCAACACGACTGCTTAACCTCGACTGTGATAGCGTAGGGAGCGCAGTCGACGACCTTCTCTGGAGAATCGGCGCAGGAAGGAGATGAGAGTATGGTATGGAGTTACTTCTTCCGATGCCCACACTGCAACCGTGACGCATGGGTCGAGCAGTGCGACAGCGTCTGTCACGATGTCCAGATTGCTATTGACATTACCGAGTCGAACCGCTTCTTGCTTGCTGAACCATCGCCAGCGGGGGAGAGGTTCGATAGCAGTTTTTGGCGTTGTGGTAAATGCAAAAAGCGCATTGCCAACACAGAGATTGAAGCAGTGAACTTAGTATTGCGTTCACACAACGCCGCCGCCGAGGATTTGATGACAGCAAGGAGGTGAGAACGATGTGGATTCGCAGTGAGGACGGCGTTCTGATAAACCTCGACCGCGCCGAGATGGTGTACGCTACGCAGGTGTCTGCCTCGGCGTGGCAGGTCGTCGCTGTTTTCGGAGAGCAACGCGAGTTTGCGATTGCCACAGCCGATACGGAAGAAGACGCCGAGTACGTCGTCAACGAAATCGCCGACGCGCTTGCTACGCGCGGCCAGATGCGTGCGTTGACGACACTACCGAGAAAGCAGAACGCCCCCGCCAAAGCGGAGGCGCTGTAGCAAAACACAAAGGAGGCGAGAAGCTTGTCGGAGCCTCTCGCCTCCATTATACCACGATGGAGGTGAGAACGCAATGTATTATGCGCTACCACTGAAGTACGAACGAGACCGCCAGGCTGTCGGCGGCGATGCGTTGGTTTTGAACGTGGAACCGCGTGGCGTGTATGCGTTTGTTCGCAACCGCCCGCGGCTGGTAGTCCGGTTCGCCGAGAAGGGGCAACCGGTGCTGCAGTTCCCGTGGGACAAAGACCGCGTCGGCGAGCTCGTCATGCTGGCGTTGGGAAAGCTGCGCACTGACCCCGGCTATGCCGACAAAGCTGCGCAGCTGTATGCGGAAACCACGCACCGATGTGCACGCTGCCATCGGCGCATTACCAATCCCCAAAGCGTGCGCCGGGGACTCGGTCCGGAATGCGCCGAGAAGGGGGGACGCATCCTATGACCAACACCGCGCTGGAAGTGCGATTTGTGTGCGACGCCTGCGACGGCGAGGGTTGGTTGCCTGCGCCGGTGCAGTGCTACGACGAACTGGACTTCGTGCCATGTCCCCTCTGTAAAGGCTATGGCATACGCACCAAGCGCATCTACCCCGACGTGGACGCGGAGGACATGCACGATTTTCTGCCTGACGACTATGACCCATTCGCATTGGAGGAGGGATAGAAGATGTCGGAAGCAATCGAGAAGTATCAGCCGCTCTCGCCGGAGGTGCGCCGCAAGGTAATCTTGCATGGTGACCTTTCCGGTCTCAACGACGCGCAGTTGGAGGAATACTATCTGGCTCTGTGCAGATACCTCAATCTGGAACCATCGACACGCCCGTTCAATTTCCTCAAGACGCGGCAGGGGTTGATCCTCTACGTGAACAACGAGGCGTTCAACCAGTTGCGCAGACTGCACAACATCTCCTGCCGCATCTTGGAAGAGGGTTTCGTCCCCGGCACTCAGCTGTACCGGGTGAAGTCGGAATCGCGCGACCCCGATGGACGCATAGCCGAAGACATCGGCGTTACCGATTGCGAGGGATTGCGCGGAGCCGACCTCGCCAACGCCATGATGAAGACCGTGACGAAGGCACACAACCGCAGCACGAAGAGGCTCATCGGTATCAGCCTGCCTGACGAGAACGAAGCCGAAACCATCCCCGGCGCGGTGAAAGTGGTCTCCGCAGTTACCGGCAATGGCGAGCCTCACGCCGTTGCGGTAGATAGCCAACCGGAACCCCCGCCGGTCAGGTTGTCCACAGTAGACCAACGCAAATACATTCATGGTGCCAAACGCAAGCTGCAGCTATCCGAAGACGAGTACCGCGCGCTACTTGCCGAGTATGGCGTGCAGAGCAGCAAAGAGCTGACCGTCGAGCAGGCGTCCGACCTGATTGAGCGGCTCCGTGCTATGTGGGATGAACGCCAAAAAACGCAGCAATCCACCGAGCCGAAACCTGAGCAGACGCAGGAACCGCAATCGGCAGACGTTCTGGAGCAGATTAAACACCAGTGTACCCGATTGGGGTTCAATACCCCAGAAACGATAGCCATCCGCTCGGCAATCACATCGGCTAAGGTTGAACCCGCTCTTGCTGCGCAGGTGCTGAGCGAGGTCACCAGCAAGACGGATGCGATAGAGGGTTTGCGGATGCTAGGCGTGCCGAACCCGTTCAAGACGCAACAGGTTTCCGCGGCTGCTGGTTCGCCAGCCTAAGCGGAAAGGAGGGTGAGGGTGAACGTAACGCGCTCCCCCTTGCCAATGGGTGCAGATTGTCAAGTTACACCCTCACCCTCCTCACCATATCGTGAAGTGGAGGAAGATGATGGACATCCAGTCGTTGATACCTCCGTTAAGTGATGATGAGTTTGAAGCACTGAAAGAGGACATTGCGAAGCACGGGGTGATAGTGCCGGTAGTCATTGACCAGCACGGCGCGATTGTGGATGGTCACCACCGCGTCCGTGCGTGCAAGGAGCTGGGAATAGAAGACTATCCGGTTATAGTTCGTGCGTATCCAGACGAGGATAACCGGACGGAGGACATGCTCAAGCTGAACCTTCAGCGGCGACACATCGACAAACAGCAGTTGAACGAACTGATACAGACGCTGTATCACGACCTGCACTGGAGCCAGAGGCGTATTGCGAGGGTTCTAGGCATATCGAGGCAAACCGTTTTCAATGCTCTTGACCTGCAAAAGTGGCATCAGGTGGCCCAATTTGACCACCTGATGCAACAATCGCAAGACGATGCGGAAGACTACTCTATTGGTGCGGACGGGAAACGCTACCCCCGTAGCGCATTCGCCAAGAACCGGCGTGAAGCCAGACTGGTACAAGACCTTCTTTCTTCGATAGGCGCAGTATCAGAATACGAAGAACAACCGCATGTTATGACAATTCACGAGCTCAAGAAGCAAGCACGGCAAGCACATGTTGCAGAAACCCACAATCCGCCGGACGTAACACTACCCGCGAACGTGGAGTTATACTGCGAGGATTTCCGTACCGGCATGGAACGCATACCGGATGATTCAGTGCAGCTTATCTTTACCGACCCGCCGTACGGGAAAGAATACATACCTCTCTACGAAGATTTGGCGCGGTTAGCTGCACGGAAGCTGGAGGATGGCGGGAGTCTGCTGTGCTATGTGGGACAGACAAAACTGCCGGATGTATTACCCATGCTTTCCAAGCACTTGCGGTACTTCTGGATATGCTGCTGCTTGCACCAACATGGCAACCAGTTGATGAACGCGCATGGTGTATCAGTGATGTGGAAACCCATCCTTTGGTTTGTGAAAGGATGGCGAGCAGAGCCTACCATTGTGGTACAGGATGTCGTGCGTGGTGCGCCAGATAAGACGTTCCATCCGTGGCAGCAGTCCGTCGAGGAAGCACGCTATTACATCCGTTGGCTGACAACGCCGGATGGCACAGTTGTCGACCCGTTTGCCGGAACTGGCACGACGTTGGTGGCAGCTTGGCAAGAAGGTAGACACAGTATCGGCTTCGAGATTGACCCCGACACCTATGCAAGTGCATTGGTTCGTCTTAGCAAGGAGTGCGACCGGAATGAAAGGTAACGATATGCTATTACGTCACCCGATGCGAAACAAACAGCGTTTCGGTAGCGAGTTCAACCGCTGGGTTTACGAGAACTGCAACCATGAGTTTTACTTCGGGAACGTCGACGGCTACAGTGTGAAGATGAGCACTAACCCGCCAGTGATGCGCATCTGGGAGAACAAGCATCATAACGAAAGCGTTTCGCCAGGTCAAATGAGATTACTGCGCGAAATGGCGTTCCTCATACGAATTGGCATTAGAGATGGGAAGTACCACCCTGCCAGTGGAGTTTTCTTGGTTTACGGAAACCCATTGCAAGACCAGCGGTACAGGATTGTTGACGTACTAACGGGTGAAGCAAAGGAAGTGGATAGCGAAGAACTTCGGATGCTTGTGGAGTGCTCAGATGTCAAGAAGTAGCAACACGAGTATAACCGACCGGCAGCGATTAGAACGCGCTTTGCGCATCATCTTACGCGCACGGAAGAGAAGACTGGAGTGGATGGCGAAATCTTCTTCGACACCCCAGAAGGAGGAGGCGAAGAAGAAATGAACGCTGTCATCTACTGCCGGGTTTCGCACGAGAAGCAAGTGCGCGGTCGGGATTACACCTCGCTAGACGTGCAAAAGGAAGAGTGTTTACGCTTCCTGTATGACCGCTTCCCGAATGCGGAAGTGGTGGACATAATCATGGAGGTAGAAACCGCCGGTAATCCGCATCGCCCGGGGTTACAGCGCATTGTAGACATGGTAGAAGCCGGTGCTGTTGACCTCGTGGTGGTTTATATGTGGTCCCGCCTCGTTCGGGACGCAAGGACAAGTATGCACTTGCGCGACCTCTGCCACCGGCGCGGCGTGAAGATTCGCTGTGCACGGGAAGAAATGGTAAACGCATTGCTGGAACAGATGGAGAGCGGGGATGATATGCAGTGCTGGATGGCGGAGTTTATGCTGTTCAACTTTGACCATGCACTCCGGCTTGAACGCCTGCAGATTTCAAAGCGCACGAGAGAGAACATGCGCCGCCGGGTGCAGGAAGGAAGGTATCCGGGCGGGACAACGCCGTTCGGATACCTGCTCACCCGTGACGGGCTGGTTCCCGACCCCGAAACCGCTCCATTGGTGCAAGACGCCTACCGCATCTTTCTGGAAACGCACTCTATTGCTCGCGTGCGTGATTACCTCGCTATGATGTGTCCACAGCGCAAGTGGTATGCGGAGACCATCCGCAATCTGCTCAGTAATGAAAAGTATATCGGTATCTTTCGCTGGGGGGGCATTGAAATAGAGGGTGGCATCCCCGCGCTCGTTGACCGCCAGACGTGGGAGCAAGTGCAGCAACTCCGGGTTTTCCGCACCCGGCGCGTGTCCAACCGGCCGGATTTCGACTGGTATTTGCGTGGCAGGATACGATGCGCCTGTGGGTATCCGATGACCGGATGGAGCGTGTACGGCAACAAATGGACTCCGTACTACCTCTGTTTGTCGCAGAAGTATGCCGAGAGAAGAAGGTGTGGCATTAAGTATGTGAACGCGCGACGGGTTCATGACGCCGTATTGCGGGCTGTGGAAGCAATCGCCGATGCGACTTGGTTAGATGTGATATGCCAGCCGCCGTTAAGTGTCTCGGAGGAACAGAACGAGCGCGCGCGGTTGCAATCACAGCTCGAGCAGATACGCAGACAAATCGATGCGCTGATTGCTGCAGTTGCGAGCGAGGGTGAAGCTCGGGCTGCCGTCCGCAGGATACGCGAGTTGGAGGAACAAGAACGGGAACTGCAGATTCGCCTGGCCATGTTACCCCAAGAGGAGGTGCTTGATGCATCGGAGGTACGCGAGGTACTACGCGAATTCTCCCTCGATTGGGAGTTCATGACAGATTCCGAGAGACGGGAGGTTGTGTCGTTGTTGGTGTACATGGTGAGGGTGAGGAGCCGCGAGGAATACGACATTCAGTTGGCGATACCGCATGATTTGAACTATCAGCAAGTGTGGCTGCCCACCCATCGCCTCGTTCAAACCACTGTTTCCGTCATAGCACCACAACGTGAACCCTCCCAAGTAACCGCGATTCGCATTGGAGGTTAGCCATGAAAGAATCATGGTTTCGGGTTCACACATCGATACTCGACTCGCGCAAGTTCGAGAACCTGAGCCTCGCAGCACGTGGGCTGTGGGTGACCATCGGTGCGCTGGTAAAAGAGCGCGGCGACCCAGACGGCAGGCTGATGAGGCGAGACGGCTCCCCATTGGATGCACAACGACTATCGCGCGAAATCGGCTATCCAATCTCGGAAGTGGAACCACTGCTCGCAGAGCTCATCGATGCTGGATTGCTCGAATATGACACCGATGGGTATCTGCAAATGCATGATTGGTGGGAGTGGCAGGTACGCGAAGACCAGCGCGAAGAGTGGCGCGAGCAGAAGCGCAAGCAGAAGCTGATGCGCAACGGAAGCAATAAGCCGGAAGGAGAAGAAGAAACGGAAGCCACAGAGGTTCCACAAGTTTCCGCAACTTTCCAGGAAGTTCCGCAAGTTTCCGATGCGTTCCAAAATGTTCCGTATAAGACTAAGACTGAGACTAAGACTAAGAGTGAGAATATAGTACACTCTTCGAGTGGCGCAAACGCGCCGAACTGCCCGCCCGAAATTGACCAACCACAGCCGGTAAAGGCGAAGAAACCTCGCAGTTTGAGGTTGCACATCGAGCATCCGCCACCGGAGAAACCTCCGAAGCCAGACTACTTCCGTGAGGTATCGGCAGCTTTCCGAGAAGTGCTCGGGGATGATTCCGACGCGCTGGCGATCCGCGCGTGTCTCGGCGCATGGAAGCAAGTGCGCGAGGGAGCCCACGGGATACGCGGGCTGTCGCCGGAGGAGATTACCGCGCTGTGGAAGCAAGCGCGTTCCCGCGCGTCGCCGGACAAGCAGCAGTTCATCACGCTTCTCTGGGTGCTGAATAATGGCGAGAAAGCCAGGCGGCTGGCGTCGTGGGAGCCGCCGCCGGTGTCCGGTTCGCCGCCGGTCATTGAACGCCACGACATCGTAGAGATGGTTCTTCGTTCGACAAGGGAGGGAAAAGATGCTCGACCTGAGTCCGTTGCGTGAGGAGTATATCGGCAACCGCGTGTTCGACGGCAAGCAGATGGTGGATTGCAAAGATTGCGGTCGTCACAAGGTCTGCTACGGCGTAGTGGTCTATCTGCGTCCGCGCGACCGCAACAATCCGAAGGCGGGTACGGAGGAGTTACCGGCGTTGGATTTGATATGTCCCCAGTGTCTATGCCGGAGCACGATGCCGATTTATCCGAGTCTTGCGGGGAAGCTACGCGCGTTGCCGGTAGATGCGGAGGATCGGTCGCGGTTAGAAAACGCTGGTTGGTTGGAACGTGCTGCAAGCGTTCCCCAGGCGATTGAGGTGAGCGCATGAGGAAAAAGCGAGCCGGAGAAGACGATAGACCGACGTGCAGAAAGCGAAAGCCAAAAAGGAGACTATCGCGCAGTGTACGAGCGAGCCGCAAGCGACGAGTGACCC